ATGCTCGTTCGAATGAAAAATATTTTAAATCCCATCACTGCCGTATTGCCATAGCACTTTCGTGCGCGGACGAGCCTTTACGTGTAGTGGTGGGTATTTTATTCTTTACTTATGATGGATGCATTAGCATTGCGTGAAAACGCACAAGCGCAATTAGCGCAAATCAAAACACTTGAATCAGGTATTGATTACTTGAACAAGGTTAAAGCAATTGAAGTATGGGCAAAGGCAGAAAAGAAAGATGCCGAATTGCAAAACATGATTGCTGAACAAAAGATTAGAACGCAACGAATCTTAGGACAGTTGTTGAAGGAACAACCAGTAGTTAAACATCGTCCAAAAGAAGTGTCGAATGACGCGACACTTAAAGATTATGGGATTACAAGAGACCAGTCATCTACTTTCCAAAAGATTGCCGCACTACCTGAAGAAATCTTTGAAGCTGAAATTGCAACAGCAAAAGAAGAAAGCGAAAAGCGTGTTGAATTGACAACAAGCCGGGTCTTGTTTGCTGCTAAGGAGTACGAACAACAAAAGAAAAAAGATGAGGCACAAATTACCACACGTGACCAACAATTGATTGAAGCATTGAAGCGTGGTGAAACTGTGGTAGTAAATCAGAAAGTTGATTTAGCTGCCATCAAATACGCAGAAACAAATGACTTGTATGTGCGTTGTGATCGCTTTAGTGATTTCGGTAATCCATTTGAGATGGATAAGGACGGTGACCGTGATGTGGTATGTGATAACTACGAACAACACTACCTTCCATTTAAACCTAGCATTCACAAACAACTTTATAAATTAAAAGGCAAAGCACTTGGTTGTTGGTGCGCACCGCTTCGCTGTCATTGTGATACCTTAATACAATTAATCAATGCACACAATTAGATTTCTGCAAGTAGCCATTGCGCAGCGTGAATGGAATACCAAACTTGGAGGTTTTTATCATTGCAGCATAGGTGTTGATGTTGATACAAACGAGCTTACCAGGTTATATCCGATTGCACCCGGCACAATGTGGAAGCATAAGATATATCAGATTCAAGTTGAACCTATGACTTGTAGACGCGAACGCAGTTATAAACCAATATCAATTAAGTATTTGCGTCAACAAACTCAGGAAGAAACAAACGCAATGCTAAACAAAATACCATTGACATCAATAGATCAACTGAATGATGATAGGCTTTCAATGGGTGTGGTGGATGTGTCACAAAAACGATTGACGGTTTGCACCAATATGCAAGAGGTATATCAAACGCAGACAAGTTTATTCTGTAATGATGTGGCAATTTTACCGCCGCCCATTCGTAGTCATGCAGATGTGGTGCACAAGGATGTTAGAATACATTTTGCTGACAAACGTTTAAAGCAAGGTTATCGTGATTTGAGTTATAACGAAAGTCACTTCTACATTGGATTAGAAAGGAATGGTACACTACCTAAGACTTACGACGGTACGCACTGGGATAGATTAATTGTGGGCAACCTGCGAAATCATCGAAGCACTTTCATAGGTTTGTGCCTATTCAAATCAAAACAATAACAATATGGCACAAGACCCGGCATTTCTTTTTTACTATCAAGATTTTTTAGTAGGCACTGATGATATGGACAACCATGAAGTTGGCGCATATATCCGCTGCCTATGCCATCAAGCCGCAAAAGGATGCATCAGTGAAAAACATATGATGAAGATATGTTTAAGACAGGATGTGTACGAAACAGTATCCAGTAAATTTTTGCGCGGTGAAGATGGTAACTACTGCAATGAACGTTTATCTTCTGAGATTAGCAAGCGTAAAGCATTTGCTGAATCAAGAAGAAATAACAGAATGAAAAAAACAAGTGATAAACATATGTCGAAGACTAGTGAAACATATGTAGAACATATGGAAAATGAAAATGAAAATGAAAATAAAGATGTAATTAAAAAGAGTGTGCGGAAAAAGTTTGTGAAGCCTGATGAGAATGATGTGTACAACCTAATGGGTGAACTCAATTCAAAAGGTGGTAGCTTTCTTACCGAAGATAAGTTAATTAATTTTGCCCGCACTTTCATTGATTACTACGAAGCAAAAGGATGGGTCGTAGGTAAATCACCAATGAAGGATTGGAGCAGCGCAGTTCGCAACTGGATGCGCAGTGAATGGGATAAAGTAAAAAATCAAAAACAAAACACATATGCAAAACAACCAACTACAACAGCAGAACACATTGCAAAAGCTGAGGCACTTTTCCGCGATGCAGTCGCTATCAGTCGAGCACGCGATGAAGCAAGACAAGATAGCACTACTTCGTAAACTAGACCGCACCACAACTAAGATTAAAATCATGGAGCTGGTTACACGATGTACCCAACTGCTGAATGTGCAGAACAACATGAACGCATTGCAAATTGAATTCTGTGCTGAAAACATTCTCGATAAGATGTGGATGTATAGCCTTGAAGATATCCAACTGTGTTTAGATCGCGGTGCTATTGGTGCATATGGCACGATATACAACCGTATCGACCCCGCTACTATCCTTGCATGGTTTCCGCTTTATGACCAGCAACGCCAAACCATAAGCGAAGCGATGAACGAAAATGCAAAGCAACAAAACAACATTTACGAAATGTTTCAACACCCGCAGGTGGTCGATGCTATACAACAAGCAGCGGATAAGTTGAAAATAGAAGAAGCACCGGCACAAGAAGCAAAGCGTTCCAAGCCGTCACGGTTTGAACAGATGCTAATGGATGAGTACGATGAGTTGCCGACATGGGACAATGATATGCGCTTCCGTGTATACAACAACCGACCATACCAGTTCACAGAGTTCAGGAAGGAACGTTACCGCGAATTGATTGAACAACAAAACGAGTATTAGTATGCACGATGTAAACAAAGAAAACGAACTATTGCGAAAGCTTGTTATCTTAGCAATCAGAAGAAGTATGCGCCCATCAATGCAAGACAATCAAGCGATGTGGCTACTGCTTAACGAATTGCATTTGATGACAGGTAATGACGACTATAAGTTATGACAATAGGTGAATTGTGGGATAAGCTCGCACAGTATTCCGATGATACAGAAGTGTACATCGGTTACATCGAAGGCCACAGCATCCAACAATTAGATTTTAATATAGTTGAAACAACAGAACTGGGTGGTAAGATTACCATATCACTCATGTACGAAGACATAAACGTAATTAATAATTAAACACAATGAGTAACTACACAATGCAAGAGGGTCAATTTACCCTATTCAAAAACAACAAGACAACTAACAACGCGCCTTATTACATAGGTGAAGGAATGTACAAAGGTGAAAAGCTGCGCCTTGCCTTTTGGGTTAAAGAAGGTAAGAATGGTAAGTATCTTAGTGGCAAAATATCCGAACCGCGTGAAGCAAAGCAAGAAGACACACAGGACAATGACGGTCTACCGTTCTAATGATTGAGTACCTACCAAAACAAAACGAAGCACTGCGCGTACTGGGTAACTCACACCCGGCACGCGTGGTGCTATTTGGTGGTGCAGCAGGTGGATCAAAATCTTTTATAGGTTGTGCATGGCAAATAAGCCGCAGGTTTAAGTATCCGGGCACGCGCGGTCTAATCGGTCGTAGCAAACTTGATACGCTAAAAAAGACAACGTTAAAGACATTCTTTGAAGTAGCAGGTATGTTAGGACTTGCACCTAATGAGCATTACACACTAAACAATCAAACCAATATTATTACCTTCAGTAATGGTAGTGAGATTATATTAAAGGACTTGTTTGCCTACCCATCAGATGCTGAGTTCCATGCACTAGGCGGGTTAGAATTGACAGATGCCTACGTAGACGAAAGCGCACAGGTTAGCAAGCGTGCAATAGACATACTGCAGTCACGTATCCGATACAAGCTAAATCAATATGGACTTAAACCAAAGATGCTGCTCACATGCAATCCAAGTAAAGGATGGCTTTATAATGAGTTCTATGCACCATTCAAGGCGCAAGCATTACCGCAACACCTTGCGTTCATACAATCACTGCCAAATGACAATCCGCATCTTCCCGAATCGTACATTGAAACGCTGCGCATGTTGCCTGAAGTGGACAGAAGACGTCTACTGGATGGTGACTGGGAGTATGATGAAAGCATAGACAACCTATACCAGTACGATGACCTTATCCGCTGCTTCCGTGACGAAGAAAGCAAAGGAGATAAGTACATAAGTGCGGATATCGCACGACTAGGAAAAGACAGAACCGTGATATGTGTGTGGCATGGACTGCACCTTATCGAAATACACGAGCTGCGAAAGCAACCCATCACAACAGTTGTAACAAATGTTAGACAAATTTGTGACAGGCATAGCATCAAACTTAGCAATGTAATCTGTGATGAGGATGGGGTCGGAGGGGGTGCGGTCGATGCGATTCGTTGCCGGGGGTTCCTTAATGGTGGCCGCGCTAAGCAACCCGATAAGTTTACCAATCAGAAAGCAGAATGCTATTTCAAACTAGCAGAATTGATTGAGCAAAACAAAGTGGTGTTCAAAGTTGATCGCTTCCGAGATGTAATCGTGCAAGAGTTGGACATGATACGCCGCCGCACACCCGAAGCAGATGGAAAGCTTGCAGTAATTAGCAAAGATGAGATAGCGCGGATGCACGGGAAGTCTCCAGACTATGCAGATGCTATCATGATGCGTATGTATTTCGAGTTATTCCCGAACTACGGCAGCTATTCGTGGGCGTAATCTGTACCCGATGGGTTATAAAAGTCACAAATCTTCAAATATTTGTACCCTATAAGGGACAAATTGTCCCCATGTAACCCGCGTCATTACTGCATTTTAACAATTTTTAACAGTGAGTATGTAATTAATTGCAGTACATTTGGCCATCAATTAAAAACAACACACATGAAAACAACATCTACTATCCTTCGCTACGTTGTAGCCATCATCGTAATCTTCGCAATCCTTTCTTACTGTCAAGAGTTGAATGATTGCCTTGCTAAGTATTAATCTATAATCAATAATAACATGAACTTTCACAAAGACAACTTGGAAGCACTGCAGAAGTTTCAGCAGATGCTGAATGCAGAACCCGATGAACTGGGTATTGAATCAACACCCGATAAGAAAGCACGCACGCTAGTCATTAGCCATGTAGAAACGACACTAGATGAGTTGTTCTTCGGACATTGGCGAACTGAGAATTTTAAGTGGGCGGTATTAGCTAATGAAGTGCAGGCATCAATGGAGCTTGTAGTCATTCACCCGATTAGCGGTTATGAACTTAAGCGCACAGGTGCAGCATCGGTTATAATCATGGTGGACAAAGTACCGGATAATGTAACAGGCAGCGATCGCAATAGGTGGGCATTAAACCCCGATAATAAAAAAGCTAATGCAATGGACTTAGCATTCGGTAAACTCAAAGCAGAGTGCCTTAAAAATGCTGCATTGTCATTAGGCAAAGTGTTTGGCCGTGACCTTAACAGAAAGAACAAGGACACATACAAACCATTTAAGTTGAAGGGTGCGCTAGGTAGGGGGCATGAGCAGGATGTGGCGTATGTGCGCGAACTTATCCAGCAGGCAACCGACCTCACACAGCTTCACAAAATCTTTAAGGCGTGTTCGCCCGAAGTGTTAGCCGAAGTGAGCGATGAACTGAATGCCAAGAAAGAACAATACGGCATCGAGTAAATGTTAAAATTTGTAGCAACTGTCAAGTGTATCTTGATGGTTGCTATCTTTACACCATCAATCAATATAACATGAACAACACACTATTTAGAGCGTCACAACTTGGTAAGTTGATGACCGATGCTAGGACTAAATCAGGACTTAGCGAAACAACAAAGAGCGCATTGCTCGAAGTCTACATTCAGCAGCGTTACAACCGCTACAAAGAGATAAGCAACAAGTATATCGAGAAAGGTTTAGCCGTAGAGAATGATGCGATTGATATGTGGCGCAGGCATCGTGGTGAAATCGTATTCAAGAATGAAGAAATGTTTGTTAATGAGTACATCAAAGGCACGCCCGATTTACTTATCAAAGATGATGAGACTGGTCTAGTGGTGAACGTGCCTGATATCAAATCTTCATGGGACATACATACCTTCATGGATGCAATGAAGAATGATATAAGCAAAGACTACTACTGGCAGGGGCAGGCATATTGTTGGCTAACGGGCGCACCGCGTGCTACATTTTGCTACGTGCTAGTAAGCGCACCAATCGAAATGATTAACGACGAAAAGTATAGACTATCGCGCAGGTTAAATCTTATTGATCCACAGGGCGACCCTACCTTTTTGAAAAAGGCAAAGAGCATAGAGCGTAACATGATATACGATATGCCACGATTCCTGCGCGAATACCCGGATGCAAACTTAGAAACACCGCGTGACGAATGGGCGTTTGATATCCCCATCGCTGAACGCATACACGAAAAGGTTGTGGAGTTTGATGCAGATGCTATCGCAAAGCTTCAGGAGCGTGTACCTATGTGGCGTGAATACCTTAACACTTTGGGACTATGAGAAAAGAAATTAGAATACTGATTTACTTAGTTGCATCTGCAGTGCTTGCATATTTCTGCGCTTTCTTTATCACATTAGAAAGTGATATTACAAAGTGGTCGAATAGTGGCAGAATGAGTTTGCTCATGATATGGGGCATACTAAACATTGGTTTAATTATTAAAGAATTCTTAGGATTTGAAGGAGGTTGTAATGAGTAAGGAAACCGCACTACAAATCGCAATGAGAATAACACAACGCTATGCCAACTCATTGTTTGATGAACACACCGCACGAGGTCGGCAGTTTATGCAGGAGATGTCCGAGTGTTTAGAGTTGGAACGGGATCAAATAAATACTGCGTTTCATGATGGTGTTGGTCATGCTATTTATCCAACACGTAATCCTTTCTATTACTATGAAGACACATACAAAGGAGGTGAGCGATGAACGCACTATGTACACTTATCATTTGGGGCGGTATGCACTACGCAACACCGGCATGGATGGAAAAGCAAATACCTGCATGGATGTGGTCACGGTATGAGATACACATAGCACCGTATGGAACTAAGCTATCTAGTATAGCAAACGTAGACCCAAAGACTACAGCACTAATTGGATTTAGCGCAGGCGGTTTGGATGTGTTGCGTAACTACTCACAGGATTACGCACTGGTAGTTCTTCTTGATCCATCCACGCGCATGGATTATGCAAAAACTGCATATACCACTAACACCTATATGTTCTACAACCAATCGAATTGGGGCGGCACGAATAAGAGCATGGACGAAGTAGCCAACCAAATCAATGCAACAGGTGGTAAGGCAGTAAGCATGAAGCTTAAGCACAACGAAATTCCCGCATACTTTTTTAATAACTTTAAAGGTGATGACAACTGAACAACTCAAAGACCATGTGCGCAATTCGACGCAGCACTATTACAACAAAGAACAGGTTATACAATTACTAAACAAACTCAAAGATGAAAGCAAAGGAAAAGGCATGGCAACTGTACTCGAATTATTTTGATATAATCGAAGGCGAAAAGCAAGAAGGCCAGCTAGTAGAAGTTCACATCAAAGCATTGAACGCTGCGCTATACTGCGTAGATGAAGCCATAGTAAATGCACCTACCGACATAGTCAATGACTTTGAAGGAACGGGTGAATACTATTCAGTAAAGGCCTACTACCAACACGTAAAAAGTGAAATACTAAAACTCAAACCACATGACCAGAAAACAACTGCAGCCGTTTAGTCTTGATGAACTGCGAATGCTAAGGCATAGATACCTAGCAGATACGCCAAAGGATAGCGTACAATGCAACCGTATTCATCGAATCATTAACCGGATCAATACAGAAATAGATTTCAAAAAAACAATTTTACTACATGAGCGAAACCAAAAAAGAAACCGCACTGCGCACACTGAGCAAGTCACTGCGTAAAAGATTCCAAGGCAAAACAGTAAACATATCATGGATTGAACTGGATGCCTTTATGATGAAAGCGCAAACACGCGAAATGGAAAACATACTCAATGCCTACAATGATGGCTACAATGATTGCAAAGCAGGAACACCAAACAGAACACAAGATGAAAGCA